GGTAAAGGTGTTGCTGATCGGAATGTCGATGGTGGAACCACGCATCGCACCTTCAGACGAATAATCAAGGTTGACTAGGCGCGGCATGATCGCCTGCTCGCGTAGAGCAAGAAGACCACGAGCGAGAAGCCGGGGAATGAGGTTTGACAAACTATTGGGCATAGTAATCTCCTGTGCTTATAGGGTTTACCGGCACTCCCGCCGTTGAAACCCGAAGGATTCCGCGAACCGCGCACAACCCACAAGGGAGGCGGGAATTAATTTCGACCCCACAAGGGCAAGAAATGTAAACGCTCTTTTCTTATGGTAAAGTAAACTACAAAGTCAATACCTACGGGGTTTTAGGCCCCGTAGGTATTTGTTTTTGCTTACGCGACCACTGCCTTGCCAGACGCAATCGCTTCAAGATTGCCGCTGATTGCCTTGGCGTCAGTGGCGTTAATCCTAACCGGAGCGCGGTCGCCGCCTCGGCCATTGCCCCCGCCAGCGCCACCGCCAGAAGGGATGCCGAAGAAGAACGGGTTGGTATCGCGTAGCGACTCCACCCACGTATCAAGCGTATGAGGATTACCACTGCGGTCGATCACGTCAACGCCTTCCCGCAAGGCAGGCTTGCCCGTTTCATCGTCAAGGTGGAACATCTGCTCAGCCTTGATACGGATATATTCGGCAGCCTCCGGTAGTGCCTTGGCCTTGCTGACGGCGGAAGTCACTTCAAAATTCAGCCGCTCAGAGCGCCAACGGTTTTGCGCGGCGTCTGCCCGTGCGGCAGCCTCCTGCGCTGCCCGCTCTGCGGCTTCCTTGGCGGCGCGTTCAGCCCCGACCACGGACTTAGTGCGGCGAGTAAGCACGTCCTCAAACGCTGCCTTGCCGCCCTCCACAATCATGCGAAGGTCCGCATCAGCCTGCATACGCTCCATGAGGTCGCGGGCCTTATTGTTGTCTTCTTGATTGCCCATGCTCTGAATCTGAACTTCATAAGCCTTGCGCTTTTCGCGCTCAGCCTTGACCTCGTTCAGAAGTTCATCGTTCTTTGACTTAAGACCTTGAGTGGCCTTTACCACTTCTGCGGCAACCAGAGCCGCAATATCGGGGGCACCGCCACCGCCCTCTGCATTATAATTCATTTGATTCTGAAGGGACCGGATAAACATATTGAAAACTCTCCACAGGAGATCGCAGTTAACCGATGCGATATACGGGCGCGGCTCAGCCGCACGGTTGACTATTAGTGCCTAGATCATTGTATATGGTGAATGCAACACCCTTTTGAGGGAAAAGCCATGGCCCCGCCGAAGAAGTATGAGAAAATTGATTTTACGCCGCCGCAAGGCGTGCAGAGCGCTGCGGAGCGTGGGCTCGAACAGCGCCGTAAGTATGGGCGTGGAGGCCTGACTACCGCAGAAGCAGGCAAGCAGGGCATTGGCTCTGGCGTTGCCCGTGCTGCCACATTGGCCGCAGGCAAGGATATTTCGCCCGAAACGGCTAAACGTATGAAAGCCTTTTTTGACCGGCACGGCAATGCGCCGCAAGCTAAACCAGCCGATGGTGGCCCTAGTGCGCGAGCAATCGCTATCAATCTTTGGGGCGGGCGTGCTGGCGAAGCGTGGTCTGGTAAGTTGGTGCGGCAAATGGAAGCCGCTGATAAAAAGGGGAAGAAGTGATGGACAAGCCACTTTGGGAAAAGAAGAACCCTCGCAAGCGATCCACGGCGCTTAGCCCGCAAGACAAAGCGGCAGCCAAGCGCCGTGCTGAAAAGGCAGGCCGACCCTATCCGAACGCTGTGGATAACATCGCGCAGGCTCAGCGAGCCAAAAAGCGGGGTTAACTCCCGCTTGGAATAACACGTTCTAGGAAAGCATCTGACTTTGCGGCCAGAGAGGCCGCAAGGCTGTCACCGATAAAATCAAACTTGCCAGGACTGGCCTTAGCCTTACGAGCAAGGGACATGGCGCTGGGTAGCAAGTCTGCCTTGGAATACCACCGCTTGCCGTCTACTCGGGCTTGGTCATCGAGCGTAGGGCCTGATGCGTTGCCCGCAGGCTCAGTAACCGTAGGCGCGTAGTAGTCCTCATCCTCACGCCAGCCAAAAGGCGCCCCTGCAACGCAGATGCGCTTGGCGCCCATCCAAGTAGCGACAGCAACAGCGCGGTTTACAACGGTAAACCCGCCACTAGCCACACTTTCGTAGCTGCAATTTTCTGGAAAGTATTTTTCATAGATTTCCATTTCGCATAGATTTTCAGATGCAGCACCGCAAGCAGAATGGAAAAGCACCACATTCGCGCCGCCCTTTAAAAGATAATCGAACATTCTTGGATGGCAGGAACTTGCCACAAAATACGTAACGCGTGGATCAAGGGGTGTCTTCTTAATTTGCTTTTCTCCGGGGTCCATCGCCACAGAGAAATCAGGGATGATACCATATTCCGGCAGGATACGGATCGCTTGCTTTACCGCAAAAACCTTATAGCCTAGACCTTGTAGCCGCTTAATCTCACGCAGGGAAGACGCCTTGACCAAAGACGGCGCTGTGCCACAGACAACAACACCCTTCAGATCGGCCAGCGCGTCCTTTTGCACAAAAGGCAGATTAAGACTTGCCGCGTATTCAATGTTCATAGGAAGAAAGCCAACTTCAGGGTTGACCAGTTTCATGAAGTTGGGCTGTGTCATGATTACCTAAAATTAAAACCGAGCGGCACCGCCCTGTGCGGGTGCTTCTTGCGCCATATTTGCCCGCAACTGCGGCGCCATGTCAATCATCTTCTTGACCTGGGCCGGGCCATATGTGGACGGAAGCACCTCGCCTTCAAATAGCACGCGATAATACGTCTCATCATCAATATTACCCGCTGCATGTGCCCTGTCCAACTGCAACCAAGTGCGGTATTCCAGTGCCGCATCAACGAAGTCACGGTTCAACTTGACTTCAACGCCTTGAGGGTTGCGACCGTTCCACCGGACCCAGATTTTCAAAAGTTCTGTCAGGCCTTTCTCTGCACTGTCTACAATCTCATAAAGCAAGGAAGTTTCCCCCTTGCCCCGCATCTCTGCAACCTGATTGGATTCTCCCGCTGTGTTCTTGCGGTCAACCACGAGGCGAGCGCCTAGGCTCGCCATTTGCGATTCAAGTTGCGTGCAAGCAGATTCAAGATATTTAAGCCCCTCGCCACGGTATTCCAAAATACCGCAAGAGTTAGGCTGATCTACGAGCCAAACAGTATTAGGACCAACCCGGTATTCAGGCAATTCATCGCCAAGGTTCGGCGCAATCGCCCAATAGGTAGGCGTTGCAGTGTAGAACTGACCGTGAGCCAACTGCGCGCTACGCTGGAAGTGCAGGACGTTCAACTCAGCGATATCTAAGATAGGCGGGCGCTGCACCTTCATGCCTGTCTTCATAGGTCCGAAGCAAATGAAGGGCATCTCGCCTCGGAAGAAACCGCTGTCAGCCAGCATAGGAGACACTACGCTTCCAGGCTGGTAGGAAGTGCCGTTGTCCTTGTTCTTGACCGGGAGCCAAAGACGCTGGCGGTAGATACCCGTCTCGTCAAGATAGAGTTCTCGGTAGACGGTCACTTCCTCAGAGCCAAATCCCGTTTGGCTATCTACAAGGAAATCTTCTTTCAGCACGATTTGGTTAGCAACAAGGCGCCCGTTATCGTCGCGCATGTTGCGCCAGTTGGTAATATTCTCCGCCATGTAAGTGGTGAAGTAGGGCGTGCCTCCATTGGTAGGCGCGTCTACTAATGCACCTACGCGACCCATGCTTAGGATTTCACGGACAATGGCGCGAGCAAAAACAGTAAACGGTTGGTTATCGACGGTGCAAGTTTCAAGCTGAGGGCGCAGCACTTCAGCCCCGTTCAAGATGATTTCCGGTTCCTTGCGGAAGATCATACCAACAAGGCCGTTTAACGTGCGGGCGGAAGCGTTGAAGAACTGCGCCCGCTTCTTATACGCTTCATACTCCCCATAACTCATGCCTGAAAGCTGGGGTAGATACTTCTGGCCGCCTTCTCGGATAGCCTTGGCGCCCTTCAACACATCCCGGATCATCTGCCAGTCATCTTGGTTGGCGCTGTATTCCGGTGCAAGGTCAGTGACGGCCATGATGCAAATCCTGAAAAGCAATATAAGGTTGCAGGGGTAACGCTTTGGCGGGCAAGAAGTCAATGCAGCCTTGACTTTAACATGGGAGCGAGTGGATAAACAACGTTAGTAACGTTTTTTAGGAAGAATCTAATCATGTCAAGCGACAAGGCCGAGAAAGTGACGCCTATTCGCCCCGATATGAAGGTGCCGCGCAAGCAAAAGGCGCGCAAGTGGAAGTCTGGTGCAAATTGGGATGTTATTGAGCATTATTATAGGATTGGCTGGGCTTTAAGCGATTTGGCCCGCCTGCCTGAAGCCAAAGGCGTCACGTCACAAGCCATCTCTAATCGTATTCGGCGTTACAATTGGACGCGAAATTTAGAGCCTCGCGTAGCCGACGCTGCCCGCGCCATGATGGTCATGGGGATGGATGAAACCGGCAGGCCGTCGCCAGAGGCGTTATCCCTTCTGCGGGGCAACAAAGCCCGTGAAGATGAAGTGATTTTGTCCTCAGCCGCACAGATTGCGGAGCGTTTGACCACGACGCGCAAGCGGTCAAAGCGCCTTGATAGCATTATCGACCGCATTTCCAATCTGCTTGAGACTGAAATTGAACATTTGGAGGGGGAAGCACAGACTCGCGAAAACCCCGCTAGTGTCCGTGTGGAACTCAACCGCCTTACCAAGTCGATTGGCCAGCTTGTCACCGCCGTCTCCAAGGCCAACGAGGAAGAACGCAACGTTCATGACTTGCGCCGTCTCATGAAACCGAAGGAAGAAATCATGCCGATGATCGTGAAGAAGCGTGCCGTGCTTGATTCTGAGGAGGTATCTGAAGGCGACGAATGAACGCGATTAACAAACTGACGTGGGAGCCCAATCCTGTTTTAGCGGATCGGGCGACAAGCAACCTAGGCCTCATGCCCTGGCAGGCGCACGTCTATCTCCATCCATGCCGTTATCGCGTGGTAGTGGCAGGACGGCGAAGTGGCAAGACGTTCCTTTGTAAGCACGAGCTTTACCGTGCCGCCAATGCGGTTTCAAAAGGGCTTGTGGTTTATATTGCGCCTACTTTGAAGATGGCCAAGCAGATCATGTGGCGCGAGTTGATGGATAGCATTCCGCCTGAGATGATCTCTGAAATCAATCGCAGCGACATGTCGATTGTCTTGAAGAATACAGGCACTATGATTCGCCTCTTTGGCGCGGAAGTGCCTGACCGCCTGCGAGGTCTTTCGATTTCTTTTGCTATTTTTGACGAAGCCGCCGACATTACTGAAGTGATGTGGACTAAAATTGTTCGCCCTGCCTTGGCTGACCAACAAGGGGACGCTTTGTTCCTGGGCACACCTAAAGTCAGCGCCGGTAGCAAGTGGTTCTACGAAGCCTACTGCGACGGATTAGACCCTGGCAAGAAAAACTGGTTTAGTTATACCATTAAGACCGTAGATGCCGGGATTGTGCCTGCTTCAGAAATTGAAGAAGCCCGGCAAAGCATGAACCCCTATGAGTTCAGGACCGAGTTTGAGGCGTCGTTCGAGTCGCCTACCGGCAAGGTCTACCAGCCTTTCCAACGCAGCACG